GTCAAAAGACATGCATGATGCTGTTGACTTTTTGTCAAAGGTGCGCAGACTATCTGCCGTTGATACATACTTATCTTCATTCGTGGAAGGCATTGACCTACACACAAAGACTGATGGCAAGCTGCATGTGCGCTTGCTTCAACATCGTACTGCAACAGGTAGGTTCAGCGGTGCTGACCCTAACATGCAGAACATGCCACGCGGCGGTACATTCCCTGTAAAGAAAGTGTTTGTATCCCGGTTTGAAGGTGGCAAGATTATGGAAGCAGACTTTGCACAGCTAGAGTTTCGTGCGGCTGCTTATTTATCACAAGATGGAGTTGCTATTGAAGAAGTATCTACTGGGTTTGATGTACACTCATATACCGCTAAAGTTATTACCGATGCTGGTCAGCCTACGAATAGACAGGATGCGAAAGCGCATACATTCGCGCCCCTCTATGGAGCAACAGGATTCGGAAGAACGAAAGCAGAAGCAGCGTACTACGAACACTTTACAGAGAAGTATGGGGGAGTTGCCTCTTGGCATTCCCGACTGGCTAAAGAAGCTATAAACACAGGCATGATTACAACGCCATCAGGTAGGCAGTTTGCCTTTCCTAATGTGCAGCGTAACTCACGAGGTAGAGTATCGCACTTTACACAGATAAAAAACTATCCTGTACAGTCGTTTGCTACAGCAGACATTGTGCCTCTTGCATTATTACACATTGATAAATTACTTGACGGTATGCAATCTTGTGTGGTAAACACTGTACATGATTCAATTGTAATTGACGTTCATCCTGATGAAGAAAGGAGATGTGTTGAAATAATTCAGGATACAAATAAAGTACTGCCTAGTTTGATTACAATGCGTTGGGGTATAGTGTTTAATGTACCACTAGAACTTGAGGCAAAAATTGGTCCAAACTGGCTTGACACAAAAGATGTGTCGTGATATAACTATGATTTTCTAACTCAAAAGAAGGAGTATAAAATATGGAATTAACAACTATTGATACTAACAACTATGCAGCAATGGCGAAAGCTATGGGTATTACCAACGAGGGTGCAAGTCAGCGTAAGCAAGCAAGCACTCTCGCTCGTCTGCGCATCAATCATTCACCTGTAATGGGTGAGGCTGATGTCAACGGCAAGAAGGTGAACATGGAAGTTGTGAGTGGTGGTACATATAAACTGGAAGTACCAGATGGCCCCACATACTATGCAGATTCTGTGAAGATTCGTCCATTCCTGCAACGCTTTATGTACAAGCGTTTCATTCGGGGTATGGGTGATAGTCCTAATCGGTACGTAAAGACTGTCATGGCTGACAATCTGAACATTGACTTGAAAGATAATGATGGCGGCTTTAACTGTGGTAAACCTGCTGGTTACATTCAAGACTTTAAAGCACTACCAGAGAAGACACAAGAACTCATCAAGCAGATTAAGCGAGTACGTGTGGTGCTTGGCACAGTTGAACTGGTCAATGCTACTGACTCAAGTGGTAACTCTGTGAGTGTAGATGAGATGCCATTCATTTGGGAGATTGATAATCGTGATGCCTTTAAGAATGTAGGCACTGCCTTTACTAAACTCGCAAAGATGCAACGTCTTCCTGTACAGCATTTGATTACTGCGAATACAGAGGAACGTAAGATTCCTACGGGAGCAGTGTTCTATTTGCCCGTAGTGTCACTTGATGTGTCAAAGACTTTGGAACTAACGGACACAGAACAAAACATGTTTGCTGACTTTATGCAGTGGGTACAGAACTACAACGAGTACATAATCAAAGCATGGTCAGATAAAGCTAATACTTATGACGATGAGGATGATGAGGCTATCGTTGATGGTGTCATTGACTTTGATGAGGAAGAAGTGGAAGTAGCATAATGAACCATCCTGCTGAACTGGCGTTGCATCAATACATGGAGAACGCTGCTAATGGTAAGTCCACAATGTCGGACAAAACTATTAAGCAGATTGGTCAAGATGTAATGGATGCAGTACAACGCCAGTTTGGTGGGGGTAATCAGCGTGGTGAGTTTCGTCTTCGTATGTCTAACATAGGAAGGCCAAGCTGTCAGCTTTGGTTTGATAAGAATGAACCAGAGAAAGCATTGCCCTTACCAACCACATTCGTAATGAACATGATGCTTGGAGACATTGTTGAAGCTGTTTTCAAAGGTCTATTAACAGAGGCAGGAGTACAATATGAAGATGCTGAACAGGTTACGCTTGAGATTGATGACGATACATCCATCAATGGTACATATGATATTGTTATTGACGGTGCTGTTGATGATGTTAAGTCAGCCTCTAATTGGTCATATCAAAACAAGTTTGAATCATATGATAAATTAGCGGCACATGATTCCTTTGGTTATGTTGCACAGCTTGCTGGTTATGCTAAAGCATCAGGCAAACGTGCTGGTGGCTGGTGGGTAGTCAACAAAGCCAATGGTCAATTTAAATATGTACCAGCTACAGGTCTTGACATTGATACAGAGATGTCCCATATCAAAGATACTGTACAGAAGGTTACAGACAATAAGTTTGAGCGTTGCTTTGAGCCTGTTCCTGAAACATTTAGAGGCAAGCCTACAGGTAACACAGTCTTGAATGAGAACTGCATCTTCTGTGCTTATCGCTTCTCATGTTGGCCTACGCTTAAAGAACATCCTGCCGTGATGTCACAAGCTAAAGAACCCAAGATGGTATCGTACATTTCAATGGATGAAAAGTACAAGTAGATGCCTAACGCAAAACAATTTAGGGCGGCACGAAAGTATGGCTATCGTAGCGGTCTGGAACTCAAGGTATCTGACTATCTCAAAGAACTAAAAGAAGACTTCTTATATGAAGAGGTTAAGATTGAGTGGGAAGACCTAGCGTACAGAACCTACACACCAGACTTCGTGCTGTCTAATGGTATCATAATAGAAACAAAAGGTATGTTCACGGCAGCAGATAGACGTAAGCATCTTGCTATCAAGAAGCAACATCCAAATCTTGACATACGGTTTGTATTTGAAAACAGTAGGCGTAAACTTCGTAAGGGAGCAAAGTCATCGTATAGTGAATGGTGTATACGATATGGCTTTAGGTATTATGACCGCATCATTCCTGAAGACTGGCTTAGAGAAAAGGACAGGAATAAACATCCAAAGTTTATTAAGTTCAGTGGTAACAAAGTGAAAAGGAGATAGCAAATGGACGATAGTTTCTTGGAGTTAAGGGAAGATGATTTCGTAGTTCGCGTAAGGCCAACTGTAATAGATAGTGAGTGGACAGGAGAGGTTGATGTTGCTATTATCACAAGTGCAGACAACAATCTAGATGATGAAAGCTACAGTCAGTTAATGCACTTCACCAAGATGATGTGTGCTACAGTACCGTTAATGGAAATTAATGATGACATGCGTAACTTTGTACATACATATGTAATGGAAGAGATTGACAATATACTTGAATCCATTACGGAAGAACCTGTTGTAACTACTCAAGAAGATGGTAATGTTGTACGGTTAAACTTTGGAACAAGGACGAAAGGAAGGGCATGAGACACGAAACATTTATGAAACAAGCTATGTCACAATCAGACTCAAAGCAGATGTGGCCTGCAGAAAATGCTGTTGATATGGTCAATAGCCCACCTCATTATAATCAGACAGGCATTGAATGTATTCAAGCAATTGCCGCTGCGACTGGTGATGGGTTCAAGTATTACCTACAAGGTAACATTATGAAATACCTTTGGCGTTTTGATTACAAAGACAAACCACTTGAGGACTTAAAGAAAGCGCAGTGGTATTTAGATAAGTTGATTGAAGAGGTAATGGCTAATGATAAGAGTTAAGATGTTCATTACGCTTGACATAGACGAAGAAGAATACCCAGTGCCTGCCGATGGTAGAGTCGGTGAGGAATTAGAAGATGGCATTAATGAATATTTCTACGATGTAGAGGGTGCTGTTATCAGAAACATTAGAACAATAACGGAGTGAACAATATGATAAGCAATCAATTACCAACAGACTACCAAAACTTTATAGCACTTTCACGTTATGCACGATGGAAAGAAGACGAACAAAGAAGAGAAACATGGAGCGAAACTGTAGCTAGATACTTTGATTATATAACTAAACATCTAGCAGATAAGCATGACTATAAACTATCGGATTCATTACGCGGTGAATTGGAAGAGGCTGTGCTTACACAAGCTGTCATGCCTTCTATGAGGGCGTTAATGACTGCTGGACCAGCACTAGACCGCTGCCATGTAGGTGGGTACAACTGTTCTTATGTTCCTGTTGATAGCCCACGTGCCTTCGATGAGACTATGTATATACTTATGTGTGGTACAGGTGTAGGCTTCTCTGTAGAGCGCAATAATGTGGATAAGCTACCGCAAGTAAATGAAGACTTCCATGATACAGACACAATAATTAAGGTAGGTGATAGTCGCCCCGGATGGGCAAAGTCACTGAAGGAATTGATTGCTATGTTGTATACAGGACAAGTTCCCAAGTTCGATGTCAGCGAAGTACGTCCTGCTGGCGCACGGCTAAAGACTTTTGGTGGTCGTGCATCAGGTCCACAGCCACTCATTGAACTATTTGAGTTTTGTATTCAGAAGTTCAAGGGTGCTGCTGGACGTAGGCTATACCCAATCGAATGTCATGACATCATGTGTAAGATTGGTGAGGTTGTGGTCGTAGGCGGTGTACGCCGTAGCGCACTTATCAGTTTGTCTAATCTTAGTGATGACCAGATGCGTCATGCTAAAGCAGGCAAGTGGTGGGAAATGGAAGCACAACGTGGGCTTGCTAATAACTCTGTAGCGTATCACGCGAAACCACATATGGGTACATTCATGCGTGAGTGGCTTGCCTTATACGAAAGTAAGTCAGGTGAGCGTGGTATCTTTAACCGTGCTAGTTCAAAGGAACAAGCAGCAAAGAATGGTAGGCGGGATACTAACTATGAGTTTGGTTGCAATCCTTGTTCAGAGATTATTCTACGTCCTTATCAGTTTTGTAACTTGTCAGAGGTAGTCGTGCGTGAATCAGATACAGTAGAAACACTACGTGAAAAGGTTCGCCTTGCTACAATCCTTGGAACATTTCAAGCAACACTGACAGACTTTAAATATCTACGCAAGATTTGGAAGACTAACACAGAAGATGAGCGTTTGCTTGGTGTGTCACTGACAGGTATTATGGATAATAAACTAACATCTACAACTGGCGGTAAGCTAGAGACTGCACTTGAGTTGTTACGTGCTACTGCTGTTGAAGCCAACAAAGCTATGGCTAAACAGATTGGCATTCCACAGTCTACCGCTGTCACCTGTGTTAAGCCTAGTGGTACAGTATCACAGCTTACTGATGCAGCCAGTGGCATTCATGCTAGACACAATCCATATTACATTCGCACTGTTCGTGGTGATAACAAAGACCCACTCACACAGTTCCTTATATCACAAGGCATTCCTAGTGAGCCAGATGTAATGAAGCCAGATAGCACTACCGTGTTTAGCTTCCCAATGAAGTCACCAAAGGGTGCAGTGACACGCACAGATATGACAGCCGTAGAGCAGCTTGAACTGTGGCTTACCTATCAGCGTCATTGGTGTGAACACAAACCTTCAGTCACTATTTCTGTTAAGGAGCATGAGTGGTTTGAGGTAGGCACTTGGGTCTACAAGAACTTTGATGAAGTATCTGGCATTAGCTTCTTGCCACATGATGACCACACATACAAGCAAGCACCTTATCAGGATATTGATGCTGAACAGTACAAAGAGTTGTTGACAAAGATGCCAAAGAATGTAGACTGGTCACTGTTGCAAGAGTTTGAGAAAGAGGATACAACTTCAGGTGGGCGTGAGTTAGCCTGCACTGCAGGTGTATGTGAAATAGTTGACATCGAAGCAGCATAGTGGTAAGTTAGCATGGAAGCGTGGGGATGGTTGGATACAGTTCAATCCCCCACGTAGCCACCCTAGTTATGAGGAGTGGCAGAAATTAAAACAGAAAGAAAAGGAGAATGAAAATGAATGACGAAAAACAAATGATTACTATTGATGGTAAAGAGTACGACTATGATGAACTAGAAAACAATGAACAGTATCTAGTGAATCAGATTCGTGATTTGAATACGAAGGTTGCTCAAGCACAGTTTGGTATTGACCAGTTACGTG